TCCGATACGTCCCGTAATTCACCATGAGGGCGAGCCTCTCTATGTATGCAAACATACTGTAGAGATTAAGACTCGTAACCTCACTAATGGCGAAACCACGGTTCGTACCGAAGTCCGAGACGGTGTACCTGAGAAGGAGTTGTTCATGGGCCCCCGCCAGATGATAAGTGCGCGATTCGAATCTTATTCGGATCAACCGCGAGTCACTGGCTCCTGTGTGACGGTGACATTATTAGCCACCTCCGGTTATAGCCATGTTGGGATAACTGGTTGTGTTCTTCGGTAATATGATTTGATTTCCTTTTACAAGGACATCAACATCACAATATACCGAGGTAGCACTTCCGTTTATCTCATGGGTTAACGTCGGAGTTCCGCCAATTAAGCTAAGAACCTGAAGTTTGTAAGCCCTCGCAAGAGGTCTTACACCATTCGGGATCGACGCGAAAACGGCGGGGTCTTGATGTTTACGTTTTGTAGACATTAGGATCGCTAGTATCGTTACTGACAATGTGATGGATCACATTTCGTGTGCATGCTCTAGGAGGACTTCCTTATGGAATCCAATAAGAGCCTAGATGAAAGTAAAATCATCGCTGCACTGATTTGTGACGTTCAATACGCTCATGGATTAGTGTTCAACACTCGTGCACGTAACTTGACCATTAAAAAGGTCGAGTCACGCATACGCAAAGAAGGACTTGGTTTTCTAACGAAAACCCTGCCACGTCTAGGGAAAGCCTTTGATAAGGCAATCGCTGGAGATACTAAACTGAACTGTAAAACTGTAGGCTTTAAACCCTACGGTGATACTCAGCTTCCGAGGTTTCTCGGTGAGCTGTTTAGTCAAGTACTCCTACCAGACGGTGGACTCCTTCTTCATCCGTGCGCACAATGCGTTAAGGACATAAGAGAAATTCTGTACTCGTTTTACAAGTACGAACTTCCTTACACCGATGAACAAGAACAACACGTCATCCAAAAGTTCAAAAGAACTGAGGAAGACTTATCGACCCTGTCCGCCAACCTTCAAGAAATTGAAGATCGGACTGCTACTGCTATTGGTACTCGGCGTCGAGTCGGGTTGCAAAACCTGCTCGCTCGAGATGGAGAAATTCCACTTCGAGACCGTCAAGTCACTATAGCACGCGAAGCGAAGATCCTTTTATCAAGGCTCTTCTCTTCTTTTGACCCGCTGAATATTAAACCGCGGCACGGTCCAGGAGCCGTTGCGACAAAGCAACGTCTCGGGGACAAGTACCTTTGGTCTAACATCTCGGGAAGAATCACTAAACAATGGCCGTTGGATGCGTTTTATTTCGCGTCCAACGGTCACGTTTGTGATCGGTATGATACTTTTAATAGTATCACTGATACGGATCTCCCGGCACGAGTTGTACTCGTACCAAAAGATTCGCGCGGCCCAAGACTCA